GTAACTGTAGCCATATGATGCATATTTAGTTAGCGTTTTAATCGCCTTTAACACATCTGCTGGGTATACATCTTTGTACTTGTTCAAGATATTCAAAGCGCCCTGAATAGCTTTGATAGCTTTCTCATCAAGCTTTCCAGCCTTTGCAATATCCTCTTCAGAGAGTTTGAATTCTTCGTCACCTTCACCCATGAAAGATTTCAGAATTTTAATGAATTCATTCATTTCCTTTCTCCTCTTGATAATGTAAAATTTCTTTCGATTGGCAGCATTATCCACAAGCGAAATTTCTGCCACATCGATATCTTCCAATTTACGTGGCATGGTCTTCTTAGACCTCCCGTCTTATTGAAGTTTAAGCTTAATGAGCATTGAAAGACTTGAACACTGAGCATAGCGAAAGTTAATGTTTCCTTATTCATCAGTTTCAATCTCTCAATCTCATTGATATTAATATACAAAGCAATTAATTACTTTGTCAAGGTTGTTTTGCTTCTGAAGCTCTACCACCCATAGAAAAGCCTGTCAGCTTGCCTGACTCTACAAGCTGCCAAATGTTGTTGTCAGTGACCTTGACCATGAGCCACCAAGAGCCAGCTTTTACAGTCTTGCCGCCTTTCTTGATATCTGTCTCCGGCTGAAAACACTCTATAATCGGGAAATAATAAGCTTGACCTTTATGGTTGACTCGGATTCTCTTTGGGTCTTTTGAGTATTTCTCCATGAACCGCTCTATCGCTTTTTCAATTTCTTCTGCATCTGTATAATCGCCTTGAGAATCTACCGACTCTGGTTCATAGACTACACCACCGACAAGATGCTTCTTCTTATCAATCTTTAGGATTTTTAAACCAAATGATTTAAGAAGCTCTTTTTGTAGCTTGTCTTTTATATTTGGATTCGTATTGTCTTTGAATTTTTTTGCAGCTTCTCCATTCTGTACCTCTTTCACAGAGTCGACATCATCAAATCCCCCAGAATGTTCTTTATTATCCGGACTTATCCACTTTCTGAAATGTTCTTTACAGAACCATGCATGACCCATACCGTTAGCCCAGAGAACCTCGTAAACAGGAGGTTTTGAGCATTGCATACATTTTTTTCTGCTGTGTTTACTTTTCTCTGCTTCTTCTTTATGGTCATCATCTTTGAGCTTGCTCATCATCCAGACTCTCTCTTTATCGCCGAGGGGTACAAATGCAAAGAGCCAGTTGCCGCTGAATAGCCTGGAGTCTGTGATATGCAGCTTCTTAGCATGTTCATCAGCTTTGTAAAGCTCCCAGTTGAATGAGTCTATCCGAATCATTGCAGCATACATGTTAGCAGTTGCTCCAACCTCACCTGGCTTGAACAACTTAATGTTTCTAGAACCCGCTTCAAACCATGACATCGGTCCCCTTATCACTGATATCTTTGGCTCTTCAACTCTCGGCTGCTTCCATCCGAACCGCAGCTTCTTACCTTTCTGCAGCAGCTTTGTCAGGCCGCTGATATTACCAATCATTATTTCTCCACCTTCCCAGTACTTGTCACCAGAACGCTGGAGTCTTATATCTATATGAGCGCCCTGTTCACCGATTAATGATTTAAGAACTCTCTGCAGTGTACGGATATCAGCTCTTGCCATCAGGACTCGGCTTTCATTAGCCTTGAGCTTCTTCGCCTCTTCTTCCTTCAAGCCCATAATGTGAACCTGTGCTATGCCTCGACCTTTGTCACCGAGCTTGAAATCAATGTTGCCATACTGACCGACTGTACCTTCATCGCCTGCTTTAGCTGCTGGCTGTCCGGGGCCGGGTCTCTCTTTCCGGCGCATCTGGCCACCGCATTTAGGACATTTAAGCTCTTTACAGTGAGTATCAGTTTCTTCTATATGACCGCATTCTATACATTCACAGGTGAAATTCGCTTTCTGCAGTATATTAGCGTTTCTTGCTATGGTGATAATCTGATTGGCAAAATAAGGTTCTTTCCTTTCTGGGTCAATATCTATCACCCTAGCTCCAAGCCATGAGAGTTCATCATCGGGTATTACTTCCTCAACAGCAACCGTGAGAATATCACCAACTTTTGCTTTGAGCTTTGTGTTGTAAGTCTTGCCGAGCTCTATGATCTCCATGTCACCAACTCTAACAATATTCTTGAAATCTGAGTCACCCTTCAATACACCACAGTGATAATTATAGCCACTCTTGACTTTATGTACTTTCAGCACCATGACCTTAATTTCTGCTTCTATCTTGAGTTTAGCCCAGCCAGATTCTCTACCGGTAGTTGACCATGTACTGTTGACATCTTTGATGACTATTCCCTCTGACTGAGGATACTTTGCAAACTTCTTAAAAGCGGCTTCTAACTCTGCTCTATTGTCGACTTTTTTGTACTCTGTTATATCAAAATTCTTAGAGCCCTTCAGATGCTGATTATAGAAAGACTCAAGCTTCTTTCTTCTCTCTATGAACGGCTTCTCGTGCAAATCTTCATTAAGATATGGCAGGTCAAACACAGTAAACATCACTACATCGTTCTCCTCAAGCTGTGGCTTTTCTGATATTAATGTCATCAGCTTAATTCTTGGCAGTGGCTTCCCGTCTCTTTCTATGCCCATAGAGCTGTCAAGAATGAAGTCGTCTTTTATTTTTTTCAATTGCTCAACGATTTCAGGAAAACTCTTTGATCTGTCTTTTCTATTCTCTGTAAGTATCTTAATTCTATCACCCTGCTTACAGATAACAACACGAATGCCGTTCAGTTTTGGCTCTGCAACAAGCTCTCTGTCTTTCGCCCAGTTCCAGATTTCTTCAACCGAGAAGGCTTCAGTGAGTCCGGCCATTGTCGGCTTTGGTGGATCGAAACTCCCCATCGGTGTGAGTGCAGCTTTTTTCAGTTTCCCTTTATCTAACTCTGCAATCGCAGTATTTGTATCTTCTAAATGAGTGAAAGAAAAGCTATCACCTTTGAACAGCTTCTTGAAGTCATCAATCTTTTTGAATACATGAACATGAGTGAAGTCCTGCCTTTTACCAAGCGGTACGAGAATCACAACCTTCTTCTTTGCTACTCTGGCAGCTTCATTGATTGCATTGTCTGTGTTTTTGATATGCTCAAGAGAGTGGACAGCAATGACGTTGCCCCAACTCTCATCATCAAACGGCAGTTTCTCTTTCTCTAAGTCCAGCTTGGTAACATCCAGCGCTTTCTTTTTGCAAAACTTTAATGCCTCATCATTATTATCAACACCGCTCACCTTTCTACCCGACTGCTCCAGTAGCTTCAGCAGTCGCCCTGTACCACAACCCAGGTCAAGCACTGAACCTTCGGCAAGACGTTTCACAACCTCATAGTTATCAAAGAGAAGTGCTTCATCCCAGTTGTCAAGCGATGCGAAGTATTCAATACCTTGCTTCTCCACTTTCTGGCTCTCTCTGATTTTCACTCTCTTTGTCTCAGCCTTGCTTCTCAACACTAGGTCAAAAAGCGGTATATATGAGCTGTGCGGGCCTCTTGGTGAATAGACGAAATGAGGCAGCTTCTTTGTCTCTTTCTCTAAGAGCCTACCAACTTTGAGTTCAAGTCCTTCATCTCGGTTTGATGTGCTGTCCCTGACTATAATATCAATGTCTTGTGCTTCAGTTGGTGATTTCACAAATGAGCCAGCTATTGCAAGATAGTTCTCAACAACAACAATATCGCCAAGAGTGCCAACATCAAGCCCGCCAAACATTGCCTTTCTGAATACCTCGACATCAATATCTGTGACTTTCGCATGAGTTAAGCCTCTATCCTTCATCTCTTTTATTAACAACTTGTACTTTTGCAAAAAGTCGCTGCGGCTCAGAGTGCCTACTCTTATATTTCTGTTATCTTTGAAGTTCTTGTTGTACAGTTGTACAAATCTGAGTCTCAAGCTGTATAACTCTTTATCCGGTGCTTCTTTCAACTTATTCGCTGTTATTTCTTCTATTCTCATGGTAAACCCCTTGCTTATGATGCTGCAACCCAAGTACATTCACAATTATGGCTTGCAATTCCATTAGCAATATAGTATGATGATGTTGTCTCTAAATTATACACATAACCTTCAAAATAGGAGACATCGATATGGACAATTTTATCGCAGAAAAAAGATCCAGGGACTCCAAAGAACGATTTTTGCGTTACGACCTCCCCATTAAGAAAATTGCCCAAGCCTATCTTTCTGGCCAACCTGAATATAAAATTGCTAAATTCTACCATGTCAGCAGGAATGTTATAAGGCTTCGCCTGCTCATGGCGGGAATTCGCCCTCGTACAGAAAGCGAAGCACGGCGTCTTTGTTGGCAACAGATGACCCCTGAACAGCGAAAGAATCAGCTCAAGGCGGCTCATGATGCCACCAAGGGTAGTAAGATGCCACTTGAGGCTTTGGAAAAGGCCGCTAAGACGAAAGAAAAGAATGCGCTGAAGCACTGCTCGAAGTATGAGTTGCAATTCCAAAAGATGCTTGAAAAAAGAGGAATTAAAACGGTTCTTCAGAAAGCTGTTGGCCCCTATAACTGCGACCTTGCTACCTTTCCCGTCTGTATGGAAATCTTCGGCGGCAACTGGCACTCTTACGGCCGTCACGCCGCCCGATTTGAGAAACGAATTCGTTATCTCCTCAATCATGGCTGGTTTGTACTGATTTTTCCAGTGAATAAACGATCCCCGCTGACTGAAGCCATGGCAGATTACGCTGCTTCCTACATCAAGAGAATTTACAGGACGAAACCCACGACTTGTGAATACCGGGTGATTTGGCGTTGCCCTAAGCTTATAACCAGAGGCAGTCTGGATAGTAAACATATCGCCTTTGTACCACCGTTTACTAGCACCCGTGATGCGACCACTGGGCAGTACAAAAGAATCCCCAGGTAAACATTGAGGGTGAGCTGGTATCAAGCCAGAAGCTTCATCAAGTGTAAACTCTCTTGATTCCAATCTGGCCAAAGCCCTGCAGAGTGCCTTCACTGAGTGCCGATGCTGTCTCAGTCCTTGCTATCAATTGAGTCCTGTATCTATGCAACCTATTCGCATATCTCTCTACCAATGAAGCAATCTTCTGCTGTGGTAATACCTGCTCTTCTAGCAATAATCTATACTTTGCTACAGCTCCAGCTTGACGTGACGTCAATCCGACAACTGGTCGCAGTTCTTTTGCAATCTTCTGGATGCTCTTGCCGTAGTTGATGCCTGCTTTGACTTCTTGTCGTATCGCTTTTTTCGTCTCTTCAATGACTTCAGTCACCAATTTTGCCGCATGCTTCTCAGCCCATTTAACTGCTGGAACACCGAGAATATCAAAGCGCGGCCCTGCTTCTTGTTTGATGACTTTTCTCTCCACTACAGCCTTGCCGCCTTCAGCTAGAATCTTCAACAGCTCAGGCTTCAAGATGCGCTGGCCTTCTTCTATGATAGCATCCCAGTCAGCAAGCTGCTCTGCAAAAGTCTCTGGCTTTCTTGCCTTCACCCTTGTCAAACCTTTCTGTAGCTG